CCTAAGCTTGCGACCTAAGCTTGCGACCTAAGCTTGCGACCTAAGCTTGCGACCTAACCCTGCGTCCACCCCTCCTCCTGCGGAGCAGCAGCAGCAGGAGGAGCAGGAGCCTCCTCAGCCACAAATGGCACACGATCGCCCTGGAGGAACTTGAGCTGGTCCTCGAGGCTGAGCTCATTCACATACTGAACAACGCGGTCCTTGAGGATAGGCTTCACCGTCTCCTTAGGGGCCTTTGAGCCATCCTTGGGTAGGCTCGCCAGGTAATGCCCGTGGAGAGCATAGACGTGCGGACGGAGGCAGTAAGGAAGCTGCTTCATTGTCTTCGTCTTCAGCTTATTCATCTCCGTGTAGGCCGTGTAAAGCTCCTGAGTCCGCTCCCGTAGAGCCTTCTCGAAGCCCCAGAGCTGATTGCTATCATCGCGGAAGTGCTCAAGATACTTCTTGACCGTTCCCTCCATCCGTAGACGGAGGAAACGTTCCATCGGATTCGACTCGCTGCCTCGAAGAGTCCGCACCGCCGTATATGCGGGGTTGCGGATACGCCAGCGACGAGGGCCATCGAGCTCCTGGAAGACCATGCCCTGCCAGCTGTAGCCGAGACGCTGGTCACGCATCATCTGATACGAGGCCTTGTGCGTCTCGAAGCAGAGCCCCTCGTTGTAAACCTGGGGGGCATATGAGGCAAGACGCTGAGGCCACTCAGAAGGGTTCGCCGTCATCGTGATTTGCTTTCCACCTGAACCACCTGAACCAGCTGAACCAAAGTAGGTGACAAAGACACGAGGCTGAGAGATTGAAAGAACTGTCTTGTGCTCAGGGTGCTGTAGCACGAATGAGGCGAACTCGCCCTCTGAAAGCACCGACTCGAGGAACTTCGTCGTGCCGCCGAGGTTACGGAAGGCGTCGCTGAAGAGATCCGCGAATGAACGTGTGCTATAGAATGTGCCGCGGGCGTCGAGGCTGGTGCGTGTAGCGATACGAATGCCATCGGCCGTGCGGAAGGCGTTGATCATGGTGCCATCCACAAAGTCCGTGATACGAACGGCAACACCAGGCTCGGCGTTACCGTAAAGAGCCTTGATAGGTGCTACACAGACAGGGGCGTTGCGAGAGCGGCTCCAAACAACTGAACGGAAATAGGGGACGTGCGGCTTCTTAAGATCAGAGACGCCCTTTGTGTAACGGATGATGGCGAGATCATCCGTATCGCTCGTCATAACACGCAGCTTGCCGCCCTCATCTGAGGTGAGGAAAAGGCGGAGGGCATCCCAGGTCTTATATGTGGCCGTAAGGTCAGAAAATACTGTGGTAGTAAGGGACATTTGTAGACGGTAGTTGGACTAATACTTTAGGCTGAGTGCGAAATTCATTTTTTGTCAAGGTTTTATGGTCAGTGTAAATTTAACATTTCACGTTAGAATGGCCGAGGATGGTCTTGAATTAGGAGATTACATTGTTATCCTTGGCGGCACTCTTAACAAGAGCAAGGGTAAGATATATCAATTTAGCGAGGACCGGTTTTCTATTCTCCCAGTCGGTGCAACAGATCGCCTAATCCACATTCCCCTAGAGGACGGTCTTCCTGATCCAGAACTCGGCATAATTGAGATAAAACTTTTGAAGAAAGCCGCCGTTCCAGGTTTTGTTCATCTCGTTGATCTTCGTGCTGGACAGATAGTTGAGACCTTTTTACAAGGGAATGCTGGGGAACCAGCAGTTGGGCCTGTCTTCAAAGTCATTGCCGTTGACGAGGAGGCCGACTCAGCCGTATTTGAAGATGAGGCCGGTTCTCAGACAGAAATAGTCTTTGGCTTCACTGGTATTCCCCGTGATCTTGGATATGAGGTGTTACGCACACGAGAGGAACCTCCTCCGGAACCTACAGATCAAGAATCACTCTCCGAAGATCAGATTGTGGCCGCAGGTGAAGCAGATGCTAAGCCAAAGTCTACTCTTACCGTGGGCTTCGATGAGGACGATGTGGCCGAGGAAGGTGAAGTTCCAACTCCCGCAGAAGAGCAAGCTGATGCTGATGTCCCCTCATTCATGATCGGCGAAGAGATAGAGCTTCCTGAGTTGCAGGAAATCGAGGAAGTCAGTTCCGCCTTCCGCGTCTACCAGGACGTCTTCCAGCGTTCAGAAATGCTCGGCCAACTTATCCGCAATCTTCCAGCCTCACAGCAAAGAAATCCCGTGAAGCTCCAGGAAGTCCGCCGCCAAGTTGAGCTCATGTTAATCATGCGTAATGACGTTGTTCAGTATGGAATTACTGGCGAGCCTCTCAGCAAAGCCAAGGCCACCAGTAAGTCTACACTTGCCGACCTCGTAGGATGTTCAGATGCCAGTCTAGTAAAAAAAGAAGCTAATATCACAAAGGTATTATATTTAGATCATAGTATTCAGCATTATAACTCAATTGCAGCTGGAAAAGAAGGAACAGATCCTGATGCCGGTCCCTTAGAAGACGGCCTATACGCAGAATATGGTGCCGATATAATAAAAAAGGCCCAAGCACTTGAGGCCACTGCTTCCATGGGTGCGGCCGAGGGCGAACCAGGCCCAGGAATGCCGAGATTTCATGTGAATATGGAGAACTATCGCAAGGCAATCCAGACGCCTTACCGTTTTTCTACGGGCAAGAACTGTATAACACAAGATGAAGAAGTATTCCGTTTTCAGGGCGATGATGATTCTGTTAACGTGCTCGCAGAATATCCTAATATGAGTCGCAACGACGAAGCAGTTGTAACAAACCCTCCTGTTATCCTACAGACGAGATTTAGCCTAGCTCGTATGCTAAAGCCCCGCAGAGCTCGGTTCACGACCGGCGAGGAATACAGAGTCGTTGAAACGGGCGAGAATCCAACCTTTAACACAGTCGCTCTATTTCCCAGATCTGCCCTCAGAGATCTTGGTCCTATTCGCAGTGGCATTCTAGCTCAAGATATCAGTCTCGGTATGACAGAGCCAAAAGGAATGTATGAGATTATGGCGTCCATGCCAGAAATCAGTGACTATCCAACTTCTAACGGGATTTTGAGCTTAGGCGTCGGTGGTGGCACAATTGGCAATATCATGGTAAAGGATTGGCTGAAGAGTCTTGATCTAAATCTCTCAGGTCTCGGCGACGTGGCGGCCTTACTACGTGGATATGGAGCAGCTACGGTAGAATGGGACACAGAACAAGTTGCGGTTCTTCAAGCTAAAGTCGAGCAACGGCTGGCGGCAATTCGCATCTTTTTAATAAAACAGAGAGAGGAGAATAAGACCGCTTTAGCAAATCTTAAGTTCGATCCCTTGCCACTTTTATCTGCGGATGCTACTACCAGACTTCTCGACCGTATTCGTGGTGAGCCCATTCTTCAGCGGGCATTGGCAACCCTCAGCGATTATATGGGTGAGCTGGCAGATATTGATGTGTATTGGTTTACTTTTATGGCCCTGGCCTATCCTGATTTATTATTGGCGACACTGGGGCAACAGCCTATGACACTTACAAAGGAGAGACTCAAACATGTGCGTGAGCAGTATAATAATTCTCTGAATTTAGGATATCGTATAAAAGAGAAGTTGGCAAATGCTGGTGAGACGCCGGTGGAAAACACCTGCCCTCACGTCGAAGCTTTGGAAAAGGCGAGAAAACTAGGGCAGGCTCACTCAGATGAGCCTAGAGATACAACTAAGATGAAAACCTTACTCAAGGTTCTTAATCGTTTCCGCGGTAAGGTGGAAGATGATTGGGTTTGGTGTAATAGATGTGAACAGCATTTGATGTGTGGGCACGAACTCCTCCAAGTCCAAGAATTCTTACGTCCCAAGGAAAAGGACGCCTTACACAAGGAGATGATCCTCAAGTTTTCTGGTGGGCAATTTGCTGGCCGTTTTATCTGCCGTGTATGTGGCCAAGGAATTCAAGATCTCGACTTTGACACAAGTATTGAGTTCGACGATGCGGGTCGTCCAATGATGGGCCGTTCCGTTCTCGTCGATCAGGATGCTATTGAGGAAGAGGAGGTTAATGCTCTTTTATCAGGGCCGGCTGAGCAAGAAGTTCTCACCTTTCCTTCTGAGGATTTGAATAAGATATATAAAACTATTAAAAAGATCTGTAGTCTTGTTGGAGTAAATCCAGAAGATTCTGATTATAGGAATATGGTAAATGAATTGAGCAACTATACTTCTGGACTGGCTTCGAGAGAAGTGTATGCGGCTGCAGCAAAGGGAAAGAAAGTCCAAGATTACGATATCTGGTATTCGATTCGCTATGTATCTGCTGCGGCGGCCATAGTTCTCTTAAATATCCAGACACATATGCCAGACTATATTATCTACTATACAAGTTCTGATTGTAAGGAGGGTTTCTTTGGATATCCACTTGATACCCTAGGACAAGTTGGAGGCACACAAGTCGAAGAGTCTTCACAAAGCACACAAGGCATAAACTGTATAACAACAGTTATTGCCGGCATCAATGATAATGAATTTCCCTGGAATCTAACAACCCTCCAACGCCAAACAAATCTCCAGAAACGCAAAGAAGCCATCCTCCCCTTAGTCAAAATGCAGATCGATGCCTTCCTCAAGTTTCCAAATGTCCAGGGAAGCCTCATAAAGAAACGCAACTACAGAATAAACTTATACGGAAGTGCTGCGGGAATAAAGAAGGACAACATCGCCGCTCATTTTCGCCCAGTTCCCTATCTTAATACACCAGAGCAAGCTGCGGCTGCACCCCTTGTGCCAGATGCGGCAACTCCAGATAAGGCAGCAACGGCCTGGATTCGCATGGCCCATGTGGTTGCTTCTACATCTGCCGCTCTCAATCCAGATTCTCCATATTCAGAAACAACCTCCTGTCTACACCCACTGGGCAGCCCCTCAGACTGCTGGGATAAACTTCCTAAGTTGGAGCCACGTATTTCTGGCCTTGTTAAACGTTCAGCCACACTATCAACCACCTTTTACACAGAACCAAATAAGGCCCTGGAAGGCAATATGGATGCAAAGGATTATTACAAACTCTTTGTAAAGGTATGTTACCAAGGTAATGCTAAAGGCCTTCCTCACGAGCTTGGAATAGGCTTGACATGTGCGAATTGTGATTTGGCCTTTCAAGAAAATCCCGCCTTAATTACGGAGCACGATAAGAAGGATAAGGATGAATCTGATATTCGCACGAAGGCCTATCTTGAGAGTCAGGGAATTGTAATCAATGAGAAAACCTTCAATGAACTCTTGATGACGAGTCGGCAAAAGGAATCAGTTGCGGTTGATGCTCCACCATATGTTCCTAAGAAATCTGATGTTTTTGATTTGGTTATTCAGTATCCTGCTCCTTTGGATGGCTGGGAAGCCATCATCAACAAAACACAATTGGCACTCGCGGAACTTTCTTCTGGCGGGGCTTTGCCTGTAACCCCAGGGGTAACCGCGACATCGTCGCTAACAAAGATCCAAATCGCCACAGCTGCTCAAGATTTAGTTAATGTTATATCTGAAAAGGAGGATTTTGTCAAGACGCGTCTGAATGCCCAAGTGTATAATTACTTAGTTTCCATGATTAACAGATCACCAAGAGAATGTGGAGAGGCTATAAGCACCTATTTACTTGTTCCCTACCAACGCTGGATAAATGGAGTAAATATATCTGAGTATAAAATCTTAAGTTCCTATGAGCTTGGCAAGGGAACAGCGGATGATATTATGATTCGCGGCCTCGGCCCACACTTACAGATTCTTGGAGGAGGAGAGCCTCTTACAGGTATAACCTTACTAAAAGCAAAGGACTTTGTTCGTAACTTGAGCGGAATGTGTAAGAATATATTCCCATATCTGAGATCAATTGTTACACCTGGAGGAAAGGAGATGGTTCAGTATTTAACGCGTGCCTATGTAATGTCTGCTATATCACAGTTCATAGATCCTCATCAGATTCCTGAACCTTCTTTTGATCAAGAAGATGAAGAAGACTCTGTAATAAATGTTAAACTCTTATACAAGTCATTGGGTCAGGCCTTGACGAAGTATGCTGTTGGAAGCAAGATTCCCAGCGAACAAGAGATTCGCATAAGTCTTGAGCAACGTGTCGAGAAGGAGAAGCAGGTCTATTTGTCTAAGTTGGAGCGTATGACGCGTGAGGAGAGACGTGTGGAGCTTGTGTTAAAGGGGCTTGGTATGGGTGATTGGGCAGTTGGTGGGACTAAGGCGATCCGCCAGTATGACGCTGATCGTTATGAGGCTGAACGTGCTGAGCGTGCAGCTGCGGGTATCATGGATTATCCTGGAACAGGCGGAGCCGGTGCTGATGCGAATGCTGCTGATGCTGGTCATCCAATTGATATGTTTGGTGCCGATTTTGGAGCAGAATACGATGCTGCTGGGGCGGCTGGAGATGGTGGTTATGACCACGATCAGATGGCGGAAGATGATTATTAACACTAGATTAGAAGATGTGGACGTTTATCATATCTGGAGCCTTATATCTTGTTGGAGTCGCAGTGGTTCTAGTCTTGAAGCCGTCATTTATGTTTACTCCGGATGGAACATGGAAAGAGTTTGGCATTGGTCAAGATCCTAGTCGTTATACGAACTTTCCATTCTGGCTATTTTGCCTAGTCTGGGCGGTTCTATCCTATGTGATTGTTCTAGTCTTTCTACCTCTTCTGGAAGACGATTCTGTAAATGTCGAAAATATTGAAAATGTAAATTTTAAGAAAGCAAAGAGAAATAACAGAAAACCGATCGTAGAAGAAGATTCAGATCTAGTCTTTGACGATGAGTTGGAGGCGAAGGGACTTCCGAAGGGCTACTATGTTCTAAATAAGAAGGCGAGTCGCATCGCTGGAGCACCTAAGTATGTATATCTTGGTGAGGAGCAGCCCTAGGCACATAAAATTAAGCACTAATTACACATTCCCTGGAAACTCAGTAAGAAAAAGAGTGGGAGAATTGTGGACCAGAAGATCCAATATAAGTATACTAAGCCAGACTTGGTTTTCTCTTCAACATAAATTGGTATAACCGCTTTTACAATTGACGAAAAGAACTGTATCTTATAGTGGTTTTCGTTTTGCATACCAACAACCCAGGCTGGTGTTCCTTTCTCATATGGGATTCCATCGTAGGGATTTCTGGGATCATATTCACCGAAAAAATCCTTCAAGAATGGAATTCCTTCCAGATAGAGAATTACTGATGTGAGAAGTGTGGTTCCTAGAACAAATGTATTCGACATTCCTATCGCTGTTATATTTACGGTTCCACATGAAGAATATTGATAAATTGAACTAATTATACATGATACGGCATATGCTACACCAGGTATAATAATGGCATTCATTCTTGCTGAAAAAAGGTCTGTTGAAATACAAAGAAGTGCTACTATACCAACGATTGTCGATGATATAAATGCCAGAATTACTTTTGAATTTGATGACTCCATTCTAAATGAAAATAGCTTTTAGAATGGCATCTCCTACCCTGGAAGATGTATTGACCCTCGTTCCAGGATTTGGTCCTCCTCCTGCTCCTCCTGCTCCTCCTGCCCCTCCTGCTCCTGCCCCAGAAGCCGAAGCCGAAGCACAAGTGCAAGAACAAGAGCCACTTGCCCCTAAGAAAAAGAAGGAACGCCAAATTCCTATACCGAAGGATAGTGCCTCATTCTTTCGTGCCCGGGCGAAAAAATTAAGAGACTTCCAATTCACTCCTGATGGAAATCTACAAGTTCCCGAGATGAGAGGCGAACCAGCAAAGGTCATAGAAATCCCCTATTACAGAGATGCTACCGCCGAAGAAAGACAAGAAGATGAAGCTAAGATGATGGAAGAGATTCAAGCAGTTGAGAGAGAATTTGATGAGAACTATCGGCTTCTTAAGAAAGCAATTGTAGAATGGAGAACAACTGGATTTTCTGCAGATGTTCTTAAATTACAACGAGACTTACAACGTCTAGATGCTCAACGAACACAATTGAGATCACCGGTTCGATGGACAAAGACATTTAAGAATTTGTCTGTTAATAGAATTTTACTGACAGAATTCTATGAGCAGCGAAAGATAGGCTATCCAATTGAAGCATTGCGTCTAAGATCACTTCCATTTGAAAAAATGGTAATTGCGGATGGATTCAAGAAGCCAGCGGCTCAAGAAGTGGAAGGGCCCGAAGGGCCTGAAGGGCCTGAAGGAGAAAGTTCAGAGGAGGAAGAATTTGTTATTTTTTCCAGCCCAACAGACCCAGATCATGGATCTTTATCACCAGATACAATGGTAGAATTTATTTATAATTCTACTAAATACAATTGTCTCCTACAAGCCTACGAGGGCGAACGTCTAAATATGCTAGGGAGACAAGATATCCGCCCTGTTTTACTGAAATCTCGTAACCCCAGGCAAATGCGAGTAATTGCTTCTCGTGTGGTTGGACAAGTAGAGACGCCAAGAGAATTGCTGATAAATATCATAAAATCACTCATTTCACAGCACCCACGTTTTGCGGATGATTTGCGTGCGACTGGAACAGCAACCTTAGTCTTTGCGGAGCCAAAGGATGGTGTTCTAGGTGTTGGTATGGGCGTCGCGGATCCTCAAATTACGGAAAAAACGGCCTGGAAGGGCACAAACTTCTTAGGACAGGCTTGGACGGCGGTTAGAACTGGCCTTCCGCCAGAAGCTGAGACTGAGGCTGAGGCTGAGGCTGAAAGAGACACACTTCCAAATCAAATCGGCGGATTTACTGAGCATGGTAAGACGTTAAGAGAAGCAAAGGATCAACGTGCGAATGTGTTAAAGGGGTTTTATAGACGCAAGTTTTAGATTTCACAGGTCTAAAATGAAAACAGGTCTAAATCTATAAAGACAATGAATACAATTGTCTTTATATGTCATGACGATGCAAGTATAAAAAGAGTAATCGATCATAATTTTCAAATACTCTTTGTGGGCAATCGACAAATTTCGGCCGAATACGCCACAAATAAGAATATTCATATCTGTCGCAACATGCCCAATAATATAGAACACGAGCCAACATTGCTAACATTCACAGCATGGTATGCCATTATCAAGAATAACCTTTTTACACAGTCCTCTTATATTACCCTTCTTGAATATGATACTTCTTTTTCTCCTAATTTTCTAGAGAATCTTAATAATTTGTGTAAAAGGGGTTATGATGTTATCTCATTCTTTAATGATAAAATACAACAGTGGTTCTTATGTGATATCGATATATTTGTCTTAAGTAATTTTCTGAGGCTGAAGGGCTTTCAGAAAAATTTTACTCAGATACATTGGTCGCCAACAACAAATCACTGCATTCGACGAGAAATCTTGGAAGGTTTTGTCGACTGGTATTTTCCTGCATATTTATACATAAAAAAGTATGATTCTGCCCATTTATCGTGGTATCATGAGCGTCTATTTCCTCTATACTTGGAATCAAAAAATATTGGGTATTATGAACTAGAAGGACTACATCATCAAGTATTAAATTCTCATTCTCATATGAAACCTCATATAAATCCGAAAAAATATTTCTTAGTATATGATGATGGTAAATATAGAGATAATTTAGTGAGGCTTTTGAATTCTGTTCAATTGTATAGCGATTATATAATTATTTGTATGACGAAGGAAGATATTGATCCAAATTTTTATAATTCTAATATAAAGATTTTTAACGAGTCCAGAGGTGGTGGATACTGGCTATGGAAACCCTATATTATAAATAAGGTTCTTTCACAAATTAAGGAGGGCGATTTATTATTTTATCTTGATTCTTCCTATTATTTTACGGAGGAATTTAATAAATTGTATGAATCTGCAATGGAAACTACTGATATTATGCTATGGAAAAATAAACCAAACGAATCTACGAACTTAATGCATAAATACTGTAAGATGGATGTTCTCATTAAATATGGAATGGTGGAATATTCAGAAGTTGAATGTTGGGCTGGAGCAATTCTTATGAGAAAGACTAATAATATTAGTATCTTTATGAAAGAGTGGCTTAGAATGTGCTGTGTATATGAGGATATTAGCGATTTTCCTTCGATCTTTCCGAATTATCCTGACTTTAGTGAGCATAGACACGATCAAAGTTTATTAACAATTCTTGCTTATAAAAATATGATAAAACTATTTGACTTTGATAGAAAGTATTTGCAAAATGTGCGTATTCCTTGGAATTAAGGAATTTAAGAAGCTTCAAATTTTTAATTTTTATATTTCACATTAAATAGAATGGCCTTGGAAGCTGAAGCAACAAGATTATATGCACTTCTACCGCGTGATAGAAGAAGTGATTTATATAATGCTGTAATGGCAAATCCTATGTTTCCTTTTCATGATGATGCAGATTATACTCATGCAGGACGCTATTTTCTAATTGCTACCGGCAATTATAGAGCACCTGTATCTCAAGAACCACTAAATAGAATTCTTAATGGTTTAGCACTAAATGAAGGATATACCGATGCTCAAAAAGATCTTATGTATAGAGTATACATAGAAGAAATTGAGAAACTAACTGGTGCACAGTATAAGAGAAGAGGTAGAAATCTTTCAGGGTTCCAACAAACTATTGGGCGATATGGTGTAGTTCCAGAAGACACAGAAGAAATTATTAGAAGTTTTTTAACCGGTTTACAGTCCAAAATGGGGAACACAAATACATTAAATACACTTCCAAAGCAGCATCTACTACGTTTGAAAGAATTAGCCTCTAGACCATACGGTGCTCCAGGTGCTGGGGCTAATAATGTGCGTCCCGCAGGAGGTGCAGGCGGGGGTGCTGCGAGAAAATCAAGGAGGAGTAAATCAAGAAAATTCAAAAAGAGTAAGTCGAGAAAATCAAGAAAAGTCTAGAGGGCTTGCTTTAGCACAAGTGCTTACCCCTGTACTGGATAGTCACGAAGAGTTTCCTCATTCGCATCGCAGTTTACCTCGTGTGATGTATACTTATAGCATGTGTTATTCGGGTCACGAAATATCTTATCTTTCGCCTCTGACGGGTGAGGATATTGGCGAATTATCTGTTTTTCGGGCTTGTATACGATAAATACAAGTGATGCCAGAGCAATACCAGCTAAAAAGGGTAGTATACGAAAGTGGTCTAGCATTCTATTCTACCGTCAAATTTAAAAGTTAAGAACAGGGGTTCTTTCCCTTAGGATTATATATTTTAGTAACTAAGGTAAAGGACTAAAGTGAAAAGAACCCCTAGAGAGGGGTTCTTAGCTTTAGTATTTCACGTTAAGATTAGAAAGGATGTATGAAATATTCAAGACAGAAAAATTTGCATTACTCTTCAGTTTTGTAATTGGATTTGGTCTTATTGCTGTTCTTATACCAGTCTGTAAGGGCAATCAGTGCTTTCTCCAAAAGGCTCCATCCGTTGATGAAATGAAAAAGGCAACCTTTAAGATTGGAAGCAAGTGTTATCACTTTACGCCAGAGACCATTGAATGCCCGGTTGATGGTGTAATAGAGGCTTTTAGAATATGGTCTTAACGTGGCAGGGCAAGACAAGGCAGGTCAAGGGAACGCGGATTTGTTACCCAGAAACCCTTGCCCAGAATCGTTAGAAATGGCTGCCGCTGGAACACTATTAGCAGATCTCGATCAGAGCAGCGGAGGCGACGGAGATTTAGTTCAGAAGATTCTATCAGATATGAACATTCCGACAGCACAGACGCAAAGAGCACCTCCACCTCTTCCAGCACAAACGCCTATCTACCATCAGGGGTCGTCGACATCACAAATGAGTATGGATTCACATGTTCCTACATCTCATATGATTGGCAATGAACATCCTTCCCCGGCTGATTTTGCTGCTGCCATGGGTTCTTCGCAGGCCATGGGCGGTATGCCAATGGGTGGAATGCCTATGGGTGGAATGCATGGTATGCCTGGTATGCCTGGTATGCCAGGAATGCAGATGCCTATGCAGATGCCCATGCCTGGTATGGAACCATCGAAGAATCTATACGGAAGAGTGTTAGAGGAATTGAAAATCCCCTTTATCGTCGCCATACTTTTCTTTGTATTCTCACTACCCCCGATTCGTGTCTTAGTAAGCCACTATATACCATCATTCATAAAGCAAACAGGTGAACTTCAGACAACTGGTCTTTTAGCCGTATCATGTGCCGTCGGATTAACCTTCTGGGTTCTACAGCGAGTAATTGCACCTCTACTCTCACTCTAAGGATTAACGATCTTGGAGGCCAATTGTTTATAGATAATAGAATGAAGGACTTGAAGTTCACAAAGCAAACAAGGCAGGTAGCCTTTGTTTTCTTTACACTATATTTCATCTATGGGCTTTTTTACACACCTTTTGTCCAGTATTTAGTATGTCTAGCGATCGGCGGAATTGCTTATGGCATCAGTGATTCTGCTGAGATCTCCGTGATCTTATTGTTGGCAGCTAATTACCTATTTGGCATTATCGGCAAAAAGGAGGGATTTGCTAATCCGACAATAAACGTGAGAGAGGATGAGTCAAAGGTAAAGGCCAAGGCCCACGCCCTCCCTGTTTCGATGGGCTCAAATCCTCTACAGGGAGTTGGAAGCAAAATGAGTGAGGGCTTTGAGGATGCGGCTGAGACGGATATGACAGTGAGCGAGACAAAAGTCGTCAAGCCAGATGTATCTGTTGGCACATCAAAGCCTGCTTCTGCGGCTGATGCTATTAACCCTGCCGACATGTCCAAGATGGCTGATATGATGAAGAAGATGATGGCGAATATGAATCCAGATGTTCTAGCACCATCGAAGGCCACAAAGATTTCTGAGGATAACGTCCCACCTGCTCACCAACCCCAGGAAAAGGAAACATTCCAGGAAAGCCAGACATCAGGTCTCTTCAAGCTAGGCAAGATTCCAACAGATGAGAAAGGTGGTCACCACATTGATGCTGGAACAACTGTGATAAATGCGATCAATGCCTTGAAGCCTGATCAGATCAAGGCGATGACGATGGATACGAAGCAGCTTATCGAGACCCAGAAATCTTTAATGGGCATGTTACAGACTTTCCAGCCGATGGTCCATGAGGGTAAGCAGATGATGGAGACATTCCAGGAAATGTTTTCACCAACCATGGGTGCGATGGGGACAGCGACGGCGATGGTTGCGGGCAAGTAATCTAAGCCAAGTAATCTAAGCCAAGTAACAAATAACCTGAATAATTAGTAAAAGAAGATGCTTAGTTCGACTGAACTTCTTCTTATACTCTCTATGGTAATTATTGTAAGTTTAATAATAACAAAGAAACAAGATTCTGTTATCATCATGAAAGGCGGTGGTGATACACAACCAATTGTGGTATCTGGAGATGATCGTTATAGACGTGCTCCGAGACCACAGCGTTTCTGGGAGACAGAACAAGAAATTCCCACACGTGGAGCCATCGGTCATACGGGTAACCATTACACTCACTCTACGAGTAACCGTTTCACCGAACCGATGGCCACACGCGGTGCCCCAGAATCTTACCAACAGATGGGCGTTATTCTAGGTTCTGATGGTAAGCCCCTTCCCCTCTATGGACGACGCGTCGCTCCCAGAAGTGATAGATTTAATTATTATACGAGAACTGATACCTATAACCCTGTAGCACTCCCTGTAACATTTAAGAGAAAGGATTGCCAAGATAATCTTGGATGCGACGAGGTCTCTAATGGCGATAGCGTAAAAATATCACCTACCGGCGAAGAAGTCAAGGTGACTCTATATGGATTTGATGGACCTCGATATTCTCCTGATATTGCTTGATGATATCGGATTAATTCTATGAAACTTAAGTGCCTAATTTAGTAAGTTAACTTTCATATTTGACGTTAGATGGGCTTACAGTGTGTATCAGAAGATAATATCCTGTTGCCGCCAGCAAAATTAGATTACTCTTCTGGCATATCTACTTGTCCCTTTGTGTTAAATGGTGCTCCCATGAGCAATCGTCCGACTAGTTTACCAAATTCTGGAGAATTTCGACGCAAGTCCAATGGCAAGGAGGATGAATATTATACGATAAATCTGAATACTGAAAATATTATTAATCACGAATCCTTTGGTAATACTACACTGCGTTATGAAAGCCAGAACTACACTCTCAATTATATCGCGATTCATAAGTCCATTTGGAACGAAGGGGTTGAGGTGAGCATGGTCTTCACAACTCCAGAATTTGCCATTCTACACATATGTATTCCTATTAATTTAACAAAAACAGACGAAGATACTAATCCCTTTTTAACACACTGGCTATATGATGATACGATGCTTCCTGGATTTACAGTGAATGAGCTTATGAATTTTAGCCAAGAAACCGTATCCTTTGCCGGCATCCAGTATTGCTTACGATACAATAATAAGGCAAATGTTACACCATACACACTCTTTATGTTTAAAACGCCTCTTAATGTGAATGTGTTAAAGTGTCCTGCGTGGATCACTAAGCTATCTATTCCAGATAGTGTGTCTAGTGTGTCTAGTGTGCCTAGTGTGCCTAGTGTGCCTTCAGGGAATGGCTCATATATGAGAAAGACGGCTGATGAAATCTTTAATCTCATGATGCATGGCCATCTTACATATTACTTGAGGGATGTGAGTGACCCTAAGTTGATAAGTGTAGAAAGCCATTTTTCAGGAGAGAGAACACAGAACGTCGTGAAGCCTGTTATGTATAGTGTAAAAAGAGAGGTCTTGTATAAGAAGAAGAAAAGGGTTGAAGGATTTGGCAATATGGCTCTACAAAATGTAAAGTGCTTTCCAATTGATTTGAATACACAGATTGATGACAATGGGCAAGTTGTTATTGATCAGGCAACTAATAAACCCGTTGATTTAGCTTCAATCGATTCAAGTGCATATGCTTCGATGGACCCGACTCTTGCGTTGAATGCTCAGAATGCTGCTCTAGAAAGAAGTAATAATATACGCTTTACAGTTGTGTATATAACTATTGCATGTATATGTGCTATTATAATACTCGTAATCGTCATATATTTGTTTAGAGGCACTTCGGCGACTGCACCTGTCGCTACAGCAGCTGTAGTAGTTGCCAATGCTTCTACTAATACTGCTGGTCTAGTTCGATCAGCAAATGCTGCCCTATCGAATGCGGCACGTAGAAACGCCAACGTAGGGCCCGCGTCTCCATAACGTGTAATACCGAATTTAAGAACCCCCCTCACTACGTTCGGTGGTCTTAAATTCTTGATATTACACGTCATTTCCGAAAATACTAAATTTAAGAACTAGCGTTCTTAAATTTAGTATTTGACGGTAATTAAGATTATGATCGTAATAAAATAGATGAAGGTCAGCGTGGCCTGGATAGCAGTTGGAATAATAGTCGGAATAATCCTCTTTTTCACAGTCCAAGGGGTCACAATATATGAGCAGTTCAAGAATGAAGATAGTAAAGAAGGTTTTCAAAGCATACAAGGCTTTCAAGACACACTCGACATAAAGATTACAACCTGCCCGGCAGATAGCACATCATATGTTGATGGCGGCGGTAGAACAGTATGTTGCGACGGCACAGTCGCTAATGGAAAATGCTCAGGTGCCAATATATGCTCTCTTTCCGAGCCAATAGCCGGTCTACCCACCTGTTCAGTATGGCTCGATGCCTACCTAGAAAACAAGGGTGCACGGCGTTGCCCCAATACAATGCCTCGTTATTATGAGGATGGCCCTAAGGCCGGCTGCACAGCTGGCAGTAGAAATGCCGCAGGAACAGCACCAGCTTCCACAACTAATAAATTCTGCACATTATACAATTTGCAGGAAGATGCGATGATAAAGAAAGACAGTTGTGAAAACCAGAAATTCTTTGATAACGCCAAATGTCTTTCTATACCAACAACTAAAACTTTTCTCGACTGGGGTGGTGTTCCTCCGCCCGTCCATTGCACAGGTATAGACACTGGATCTCTAACTCCATTATCCTGTATAGATGACTCTAGCTTTGCAAGAGCAATTGATTATTGGGCAAAGAAATATAATCCGCAGTTTACAAACTGGAGAGAACAATCTGTGGGCTGGGGTGCGATGTGGAAAATGAACTTTTGCTCTGCCGTGCAAAAGGTCACAGTCAACAAATCAATGAATCTTTCACAGCTTGAATCATATGCGGTCTTCTAAGAAGCAGTCAAGTAAAACGCTTTAATCTAGCCGCCCTTATCTCTTCTTGTGATAATTCTACTTTTTCTGGAATCTGTGTAAAAGTGGTTTCCGTGGGTCTACACATTTGAAACCATTCTTCACTTGTCATAGTTTGGAATGAATTCAATACAATCGAAAGATCTTTATCAGATTTCTTACCAACTCGACAAACATATGAACAATTTGTCATTACTATATACTTGTCCCATGGACCCGATCGCATACAAAGTGCATAGAAAGTGGATAGAGTTCTCCAAGGAAGTCCCATCTTCTTTCCATTAGGAGCCTTATACTTACCGTCAAATCTAAAAGTTAAGAACCCTCTGGGGTTCTTAACTTTTAGATTTTAGTGACTAATGTGAAGTGCCAAAGTGTAAGGAACTCCCCTTAAGGGGAGTTCTTAACTTTGGCACTTCACGTTACATTGAACAGCCGAATATTTCCCATCTTTTATACAAACAATATCGATCCCCATATCTTTTCTTTTCAAGGCGAGGCTAGTTAAAATGTCTTCAGACACATCCTCAAGTCTCCATGCTTCATATCCCTTCGACTGTAAATATAAGACACTGAAATTTTCAAAGATATCGCCTTTTATTTTTTTGTTATCGCGACTATTAAGTTCAGCAAGTGTATGTGCTGGTCGAGCATACCATCTTTGACACACGTCAATAAAAGCATCAAACCGATTTGTAGGTGCACCCTGTGTACTGGTAGACCCTGATAAGAATATTTCATATAATGTTTTCTGGAGATCCATTTATTATAAATCTCAATAAAACTTTAGACATCTGGCCATTTCTATACCGTCAAATTCCAAAGTTAAGGACGCTAGTTCTTAACTTTGGAATTTTCGGAAATGATGTGAAGTGCTAAGAATTTAAGACAACCGAGCGAAGCGAGGGGGTTCTTAAATTCGGCACTTCAC